GAAGTTCAAGAGACCAATAACATGCGTAATCTGCATGACCGAGTTGCACGTTCTGGAGGAGAACCTTCACGACGTGTGACCTTGGATGTCCACAAAAGGTTGTTTTTTGAAAGTCTGCTACTGAGCGAGGATCAGATACCTCCATTACCTTGGTGGCATGGTAGAAGGAATAGATGACTGAACGCGAGACCTCGTGTAATACCGAACAAAGAGAACGATTGTGACGATCGTTGTCAGCGCGATGAGCCAGTTCAACAGAGTATCAACCCAATTTGTAGTCAACTCTGCCACCTCAATCTGCTTCTTCTTGTCCATATTAATCTGATTCTTGATCTCACCGATCTGCTTCTGGAAAGCACCCACAGAATACTCCATGTTTCCTTGGACGCTCAGAAGCTTGTTCTTCATTGCATTTGCAACTTCAAGCACCGATTTCTGGTCTTCTTTCTTCTTCTGGAGATCATCGAACTTTTTTAGGTAGTCGTTCACAACTGGCTGGGCTTCGACGTTTGCGATACGAGCCTTTTCCTGTTCAATCCATCCATCTCCCTTGATCATCGTATAGTATGTGATCCTTGCAGACTGGTATGCGTCAGGCGCCTGATCGCGAACAGCCTCAGCATCTTGAAGAGCAGTGAAGGCTGTTTTTAGTTTTAGTGTCTTGTCAATTTTCGCATTCGCAATCGCCATCGCATTCGTGAACCGATCAATCTCCGTTTGGTACACAGACTTGTTCGGTAAGCTCTGATAACTAACAGGAGGTCCTGGAGGATTCTGATAATAGTTCGGAACAACAGTTAACGGAACACTGATCGTAGGATCAGCTGTATAGACGCACGATAGCTTCTGTCCTTCAGATTTTAGTTCATAGTTCCTTGAAGCTGGACATTGAAGTATACACCCACCTCCACTTGGAGCCACCGCAAACTCAGATGGACAGTTCCCCATTATCTACTACTCAGATAGATTCCAACGGAGATTCCTGTGCATAATATCAGAAATACGACCCCCGTCGCATACTGACCAGGAACAACCAAGAAGGTTACCAATGCCAACAAAATTGAAAACAGAGCTGTTTGAATCACCGCCATGTTTGTCGGCTTGAAGATCTTATCGCGTTCGGTCTTGAGCGGGTTCGGCTGAACAGGAGGACGAGGTACTCGCAGGTTATCTGTGACCTCCTTGATTTTCTTACCCGAATCAGCCACTGCAGAGAATCCTGCGTATTGTGTCTGGATGCGTTCATGATCGGCGACCGTATTGTTTGTGGGGTTGCTCGCATTCTTATCTGCAAGAGCAGCATCTTGTAAAGCCTTAGAGATTTTACACGCAATAACAACTCCACTTGAGTTTCGCTCGCAATCCATAGCATTTTGAGGGGGTACTGCTAACATCCATGCGGGACGACTTCCACCTAGCGGAGGCTCCAGGCACTTCGCAATATAAGGAAGACTACGAGGATCTCCACCTGCAATCACAGCGTCCCTATATTTCTCATGAAACTGTTTACACTCGTCCATTGTTTAACGGTTGGGAATATAAGACTTGAACGCTCCGAGGATCGGCATAATGACCCTCACATCACGACTGGCCTGCATATTGCGCCATCCCAGAAGACTAGGAATTGCAGCCTGTCCCTGAGCCTGGTAGGGAGCAAGTGTAGAAGCCATGCGGATAAAACGAGTGTGTTCGGAAGCATCGCCAACCATCATGCGACGCACAGGGGGATTTACCTGACCATAAGGAGAAGTAGGCATTTTGTTTTAGGAGCAAGAAGATAATGAGTGTTCCCGCTGACATTCAGCAGATGCTGAATATGTACAAGAACTATTACGCAGCCTATAAGGTTACTGGAAATGTAGGCTACAAGAGCGTATATGAAAGAGCATTGAATGGAGTCAACCAACACATTGCACGGATGAACGCGTCTATGGTTGAAGATGCAGCGCAGATCAGGGATTTCATGAGTACATATGAAAAGAGCAATGGTATTATCACCAAACTTGATAACAATATCAAAGGAATCAAGACAGAGGGTCCTAAGCTTCAGAATGATTATGAACAGACGAAGCGGTTACATCAAAAAGAGATTGAGGCAGTGGATAATACTTATGCCTACGTGAAAGGTGGCATCGTTGTTGGGTTGCTGATTGCGGCTGGGATTATCGGCTCCTTGTAACCACCCTTCCACATAAGAACACCTACGAACATAATCGTCACAATCACAAGAAATACAGCATACCAAAAAAAGTTTGCGTTAAATGCTACAGTCTCATTTCGGTTTAGTTCTTTCAGGGTGGTCTCGTGATCCTTTTTCGTAATCATGGCGTTATGATCATTCTGAATACTGACGAGTTTTTTGATAAGCTCATCGCGATAAGCATCAATCTTTCCTGCATCCTCCTTAACCTTTGAAAGCTCAACGAGCATTGACTGTAGAATCTTAGCAATTTCCTTGTGGAGATTCTTGATGTCATCCATCTTTCTAGGATCATTCTGGGAAATCAGCTGATCGTAGCGACGACGCTTTTCGACATATGACTGTTCCAAGCTATCCATTATTATTGAGCGACATTAACATCTTCAACGCAGTAGCGATAGTATAAGCTTCGCCCTGCTGTATCCGAGTGCCGAGTCACCTCGACAACGTCACCTGGAATCGCACCAATCCACTTGATCATCGTATCCTGCGAGTCAATCCACGGCAGCTGGTTCTCTGGGTCCGAGATCTTGTACTTGTCAAATACCACCGTGCGTTCCTCCTCGGTGAGGATCCGATGAGGCATGGCCATACGATGAGTCGTGATATCAAACTGAAGCTGCCATACATGGAAGAAGGCAACACGCTTCTTTGCATGAGACTTTGCGACACGAAGAACATTCTCCGAAGGCGGGCTCATTGCAACAATCACAATGCCCGCCGTATGCCCGTTCTCCTCTGCAAAAGCAAGGACGTTTGTAATGTCACCTGCAAGAACCTTATCCTTCTGATCAAAGTACGCAACAAGAACATCTCCAATTGTATAGAGCTTAGCCGACGCCATCTTTTTATTGTCGGTGGTAATGCGTTCAGTCGTGGTGGCCAGCTTACGGCGCTCGAGCATGATACGAAGAGTTGATAGTGCAGTTTCCTCCATTGTATGGTGTCTCTTCTTACAGAATACGACATTCGTTTTTTTCGGGTACTTGAACAATGAAGCAGTGGGTATGGTTTTTACTTGCTCTCGTAGTTGTTGCGTTTGTGCTGAAGGTCCTCCCCGGAATGGAAAAATTCTACGGAGGACCCCCTGAGGGTAAGATGATTGACACCAGCCAGCAGAAGCGTGCAATGGCGCTTGAGGATTCGTCGTATTCTCAGCGGACGAACCACTTTGTGATCCCTAGTAGCGTCGGTGAGGCTGCAGGGTCCACGTCCCCTTGGCAGGTGAACCAGTGGAACTCCAAACTTTAATCGACCTAGTTACTAATGAGAGGAAAAGGGCAGTGTGGGTCAAAAGCATGCGACGATGACGCGTACCTTGCCGAAATGAAGAAGAAGACCGAATCAATGAAAAAAGATCAGGATGCTCGTATGAAGAAGGAAATAAAGGGTGTTAAGGCTGAGGCTGAACGATCTAAGAAGTTGGGTGAGATGATTACGAACCCTATGCACCGCGATACAACTCTTGAGGAATTGAATAACCTTGGTGGTCGTAAGACCCGTAGGCGAAGGCGCCGTCGTCACACTCGTCGTCGTTAAATATCCAGTGACATCACTTTAGGCGCAAGAGGCTCAGGCTTAGTTCCATTCTCGCGATGACGGATAACATCATCCCAGAAAGCCTTCATATCAGGGAGATGGCTCGGTAGCCAATTAGGATCCTTGGGAACAAAGTCCTCCTTGATGTCAGAAAGAACCCAGTAGACATACTGCTGATCTCCCTCCAGCGAGCACTGCCAGTCGTGGAGATCGAGATTATCAGGCTTGTACTCGACCTTCTCCTTCTCATCCACAGCAAAGGCGCCCTTCTTGAGTGTGCTCTCATCCCAGGCCGTAAAGTTCACCTGCTTGAAACGGAACTCCACATACTCGCACTCGTCAATCCCCGTGCATTCCATCTGCATCTGCATCTGGTCCACGTAGTAAATTGGGATCTCATCCTTGCGAACACGGCTCATCGGGCACTTAAATTCGACCAAGCGACCATAACGCAGAGGATCGGAATCTGCAAATCGTGGAACAATAAGCCCGTCAGGAGAAGCACCCAGAAAGTCGTAGACTGGATGTCGACAGCACCCTACGTCTATAATGTTGCACGCAGTCTTATCCTCGTAGATCTTCTTTGCCACAGGCTCAAAGCGAGTTCCCCAAATCAATGCAGCAATAGGATTTGAACCCTCTGCCCTCACAGGCGGTTCAAGTTTCTTTGTCAGCAGCTCAAGGCGAGACGCAGGAGTTGTCCAGACCTTGGACACTTCAGATGCAGTGATCATTGTGCCACGCTGATTCAACCAAGCATCCGTTCGCTGATCATTCTTGCCATACAACCGAATGACACGCTCAAAACAGCGATCACGCATCCACAGGCGACCCAGCTCGCTCGTCATCAGCTTCTGCACCAACTTCATAACTTCCCTCTTCAGACGGGTGTAAGAAAGTTCCCGATGAAGCGAGCGGCACAGGACCATGAACTGGCGTAGTCGGATGTTCAGATGTGTATACGGACGATTCTCTAGAAGATGGGAAGCGAGTGCCTCCTCCATTGCTGTCTATATCCTTGCTCTCCGAAAGTTCGTTTTGTCGCTGCTTCAGGCGCATCTCAAACTCACCTGCACCCATTGTTCCGAACTCATTAGTACGCGAGAACATCTCGTCATACATCTTCTTGAACTCATTCTCATACTCGTCCAACTTGTCAAGTGGAAACCCAGCGTCCTCAATCGTTGGCAAACAATCGCCCTCTTTGAAAACAGGATCAGGGAGAGGAGATTGATCACGAAGCATCTCCAGGAAGTTAGCGTATTCCTTGTCACCCTCAGGCGTCATAAAAACACCTGGCGTTGTTGCCTCCATGACTCCACCTGACTTGCGAACACGATCAATGACGTCTCCGACACATACTGCAATTCCAACTCCAAGTTCTTCTTGAGCCATTTGTCTTTATCCTACCCAACCACTTTAAGCGAGAATACCGAACTAAGAATACAAATGGAAGTCATTCAAAACCGTGATCATTGGGTTCTCCATCGTTTGGAGGGCTTCTATTCCAACCAAGAGCATCTCAAGAAAGTTCAAACAATCCTAGAGGGAGAGTCTCGCATCAGCCTTCGTCTTTTGGACTGGCTTGTGACCAATTATGCAAAGAAGCACAATGTTTCGTATGTGGTCGGGGGTCGTCACGTCATCGTCTATCTTGCCTACAAGTCTCACCTGAAGGCGTATAGCAAAAAGATGTTTGACCCCTTCTGCCGTTGGAAGCGTATTCAGTTTATGGGTATGGACACGACGGTTGGACAGCTCAACTTCTTTGAGTGGGCAATTCAGGATGATGTCCTGAAGTATCTCGAGGAGAACTATGATGCAGTTCACGCAGATATGGAGGCCTGCTCCACCACAATCCAGCCCAAGACAACTGAGGATGGTGCTCGTCGTAAGCGTCATGAACTCAGTCGTTCCGCAACAAAGGCAGTGCGTCATCACGATGTCAAAGTTGTTGTGTCCTTTGAGTAATGCAGTCAATCCTTGATCCGAATGTCTTGTACACGGATCTGTCCAGGGATATCGTTGAACATGATGTAGATGTAGTTTCAGATTTATGGAACATGGATGAACGTGATGTATATCGGGGATCCCGTGATATACAGTACACTCATGCAAATGTTTATTGGTTATATGATGAAGACCTTACTCGTGTAGGTCTTGTTGAGCATTCACACAGCAATCACGCTGACTTTAGGATTCTGTGGTTCCACGACAATCCTTTTGCAACGCTCTTCCAGGAAGAGGGCTGGACACATGAACAGAGTCTTTGGTCTGTTTTACCGTTGGCTACGACCGAGCGATTCTTTGCAGAAGGATGGGTTACTCCTAAAACAATCCTAGAACCGTGTCTGCATGGGGATTGTCGTATTGTAAGCGTTGAGACACTTCTCAACCCTCCGAATGTTCATGCATGTTCGTGTTGCGGAATCAAGTCACTCAAGACCTTTGCCTGCGAAGATACGGTGTTCCGTATCAGCTTCCCAGAAAAGGAAAAAATTGTGTTTATTGATGATGATTTGTATGTGTGCGAACCTCCAGCGGGTTCACGTGTTTGGGAGTTACTTGGCTTTAGATCGCCGCACCCACCACCCGACGACGCGCAGGCTTTGCAGGAGCCGGAGCCGCTGCAGGAGGCGCTGATGGACTCTCATGCTCAAACACCTGCTCCTCCTGAGGCTGCTCCTCAGCCTGAGGAACCTGCACCGACTGAGGAACATCCTCCGGTTCATCCTCAGCCTCAAACAGCTCAGCAGCCGACACGCGAGACTGAGCCGATACCTGTGCGTACGAGATTCGCCACGTCACTCCAAAGCCCTGTCCCGAAACGTAGATACTCGGGCTGACGATGAAGCGAGCCTCCATGCGCTTCGGGAAGACCTGCTGCAGGTTCTCCGTGTTGACCGCGATCGGGCGAGTCGCCATATCGACGACGTCCATGTTGACCTTAGGCACGCCGTTCTGGTCAGGATAGACTGGAACCTTCATGCGGAAGCTCGGCGGGTACTTGTTCGAAGGAACCCACTCAGAACCCTGCTTCTCCACGCACGGGCTCACGATGGTCTTCATGCTGTCACGCAGCACGTCCTCCTTGCGCTCGCGACCGAACCAGTTCTTCGACTGGGTGGTTGCGGTCTTGATGATCTTCTCCTCGAGGTCCTTGAGGAAGTTGTACATCTGACCAATCTCGCCTGCCTCAGGAGGCGCACGCTCCTTGGCGTACGAGTCGCAGCCGCGGAGGCTAGCGAGCATCGTGTAGTTGGTGCCGTTCTCAGTCTCCTTCACTGAGACGCCCATGGGATACTGCAGCTTGGGGATGCGCATCTGGAAGTTCTGGCCATTGTACTTGATCGCCACACTCTTAGAACCGTTGTTCTTGTTGGGCTTGCACTCGGCGAAGCTGACCTTGTTGATGTCGAGGTTGGAAGCGTTGATGATGGCGTTGACGGACATTTTGTTCTGGTTGTGTGATCCTATAACGCTGGCTGTCTGTAGATCCATTTTGTCCGCGCACGTTTCTACTTTCAAGAACTATTCGGAGAAAGGTAATGGTTCGTTGTGCTGCAGTCAAGAAGAAGGGTACAACAAATCAATGTCCTAATAAAACTATATTCGGACATTCGCTTTGTGGAACACATGTGAAGGCAAAGCACGTAGAGATCTGGAAGGATGTGCGTGAGAAGGACGTTCGTATTGTAATATGTCAGGCTCTTGCACGAGGTTGGCTCGTTCGTAGCCATTTGCGACTCGCAGGCCCAGGTGTACTGAAACGGAAAGATCTTGCGAATGATGAGGAACTTGTTACGTGTGAAGAAAGCACCCGTCAGTATCCTTTTGACTACTTTGCGTTCATCGAAGGAGATAAGACCTGGTGGTTTGACTTTGGATCTCTTTGGGTTTGGTCGTTGAAATCTGCCGAGCCCTCAAATCCGTATACGAAGGTGCCATTGTCAACCGAAACCAGAATACGCCTACGGGAGATGTGGGCAATGCGAAATCGCCGTAAGCTTCCGATTCCTTTAGAACCAG